GTATGTATCTCTCACTCTTTCGCTGCTGGTTTCAACTGGAGTAATAGCGAATGTAAGAAAGTGTTCTTTGGCCTGTTCATCGGTACCCTCTCCACGGCCAGACCTAAAAGAAACTTTAAAAAGCTGCTTTTCTGCGGCTAGCTGTTGAATTATTGCCTTGCTGGCATTCCTCGCCATTATTTTTTTGAGACGATTAAGTTTTTTACTTTCTTCTCTAATTGACTCTTCTAAATAATCTAAATCAAGCTGTTTCGGCTTTTTTTCCTTTTGTTCATCATTGTCATCAAGATGACAAATTTTAATATGCCTTATTAACTCCTTAGAAAACTCTATATTTTTAGCTAAATCTTCAAGCGCTTCTTTTTCTGCTTCGTCATATCCAAAATTTATAACTTTTGACTTTTCATAAGACAGGGTGTCGTTTTCTAAATTAGTTACATAAGCCAATTCCTCGGGCACGCCCTGATATCTAACTTTTAACGAAATCTCTCCATTCTCATTAAAATTAAATTCGTGACTGACCCAGTTCATTTGAAATGATTTTCTCTCTTCTCTTTCAAACACCTCCCGCACGTCCCTTGGAACTAAATCATAAGGGGTGTTTTTATTAAACCTCCACCCATATTCAATATTAAGTCTCTGATCGTCCCCTGTAAAGATTTTACCGCCGTAGCACCTCTGTTGTTTACCAAGAGGCTGGATCAACTTGAGATAATCATCTATCCTTGAGCCATATTTAGTGTCCTCTGGGTGGCCTTTCGCAAACATTGCCATGCTACTAAAAAAATATTCTATGTCAAATGAGTATGCATTAGTTAAGCCAAACGCAGGAAAATTTCTTGTGATGGTAGCGCCCTTAATGCCCGCACCGGAACCACGAGTAAACTTGTTTTCTAAAATAAAATCTAAATCTGTGTACTCTCTAAAAACTATGTCTCTTGTGGTCCAAGGGTTTAAGTTCTCTTTTACGCCCGGGCGAGCCGCATCTCTGGTTTTCAAAAACACCCGAATATAAGGCTGAAGGCTTGCAGCTTGCGCCGGCGTCATGCCCATTAAAAACTTAACATATGAGTCTTTTTCTGCTGCAAACTGTAACACCCTGTCGTCGGGATTTGATTTGCCGGATCCAATGGAGGTACTAACAATTCCTGATACAGCAGACCTTACATAATTGAAAAATTTTGAAGTTTTAGAAATCTTTTTTTCAAGTTGTTGTTTAAAAATCGGATTTAAAGAAACCAACTTGCCTTTGGCATACTTGTAATCATCCCTTCCAGAATTATAAATCATCCTCTTTAAGTCATTGTTTTCATCATCATAAAGCTGCGCCAACAACATATCTGTCAGCCAGCCCTGTCGACTTAAATTGTATGGTAAAAAGTATCTCATAGTCCATATGCGGCCAAAACCTCGTTAAGAGGCAGCGGCACTTTGATCAAGTCTCCGATCTCTACATGTTGCTCTGTGGGTTTTTTATTAAAAAGAGCAATCACCCACCAATATTGAGAGTCGCCATAATATTGATTTGCTAATTTGTAATATCTGTCCCCTAGGCTCCACACATGATTGGCATACTGAAATCTTTTGATTTCTTCAAAGGTTGGATAATCAAGAATTTGACTCTCTAAGTGTGGAAGTTCTGGTCGATCACCATATCTTTTTGAAAACCTGCTCTTATAATCGGCGTCTCTGTTTCTAATAACCGATAAGCCTTTATATCTAGAAAGTGCCATGTTAGCCCCCCAATAATAAATCTATATCAACATCCTCGCCCAAGCCGGCGGTGCCTGCGGTCTTCGCAACCGTATCTCCAACACTATTTTTTACATTATAAGGATAGTTCTGTCCACCAAAGAAGGTGCCGTCGCCAGCAGAGGCGTCAAAGCCAACCGTGCTTTCATGAAGCACTGTAAAATTTACAGTAAAGCCCATTGCCCTTGGGAACAACATGCCACCGGATGCAGCATCACTTGATGTGAAAACCCCCCTTTCCTTGATTCCAAAATCTGTTTGAAAACCAGTTATATATCCAAGTAAACCCTTGTTTGGGTTAACATGACTAACTAACAAATTAGCAAACCTAACCCTAACAAGGGGAGGGCTGTTAAGGACATTCGCCCCGGTACCGCGCAAAAACTCATAACCGGGGTACAAATTTTTAATCATAACATTGATTTTTTTTAAATTTTCATTTGCATCAATTTCGTTAAAACAAGGTATTAAAACCCCAAAAGAAACAGTTCTCGTGGTGTTTTTATAAGTAGGAATTGGGTCGGCGCGACCGAATACCGTATTTGAACTCCACTGTGGGTTAAACTGATCCTGAAAACTTGTTATATAAGCCGGAAAGGAAAGTTTCGGCGCATTTCCAAGTCGACCCTTTGCTGGTGCGGTCGTTGGAAACGAAAACTGCAAGTCTGAAAACTCCATTCTAGTTCTTACAGCGATCTCTCCAGAATCAGCCGTTTTTAATGTTCTATCTGGTGCAGCCAATTGATCTGATAATCCGCTACGGCCGCTATTTGACGGTGGGTTAATAAAATCTGAAAATTGTTTTTTCTTTTCTTCTAACCAAGGAAATTTAACATCAAGAAAGTCTGCCATTTTTTATCATCCCCCCACTGTTTTTAAATATAACGCATGAACTTTGTTAAGGGTGGCGGTTTGTTCGGTGTTAATTGTATTTTGTCTGGCCACAAAAGCATCCACTTGTTTAAGCATTTGTCCAATCTTTTCATCCATTGAAGTCGCATTTTTAAGCATTGTTACTCCAGCGGGTATCCAGTTTTGTTCCACAGTTTCGGTGAACATGTTTACCCCCCTTTGAAAAATTGTCCCCATCCCAGTCTTTAGCATATCTGCTCCACCGGTCAGCGGGAGGCCGGCAGCAAAAGCTATCCTAATGGGCGTTCTTTTAAGGGCATCTTCAAATGCAATCGCCGTATCTCTTATTGTGGTTAGGCGCTTTGCCTGTGCTCTCTCTGCCTCTCGACTAACAGCAGTTGGTACGCGGCCGGCTGTTAAATCACGTTCAGCGCTTATCATATCTCCGGGTTTAAAGGTCATGAGCTTTCTAAGCATTGCAGGGGATACGCCCAAGGATTCTTTTAAAGATCTCATATATAAGCGTTGTGCTCTCGGCCCAGCGGCACGGATTCTTGGCGCAACCCTTTGAATTGCCGTAGCTATGTATTCCATTCTCTCTGGATAATCCATTGTAGACGCCTTTACAGCGTCGAAGCTGCCGCCCAGCGCTGAAAGCGTCTGATTAAGTTTTGCGCCGGCCATCTGGGCTTGGTCCATGGTTTCAAACTTTTCAAGAAGGCCAACCAAACTCTGAACATCGGTACCCATCGCTTTTGCTCTGGCTTGAAAAATGAGAGTCTGGCGGGTCATTCGGCCAGTATCTAAAATGTCAAGAAAGCTTCCCATGTTGTCGCCAACATCCCTCATAACCGTCGCAAAGCTTTGGCCGGTTTTTATGCCGTATGCTTGTAGGGTTCTGCCGTATTTTGACATTTCCGTAGCGGACATACCAAGAGTCGAATTCAATCGAGTCATAAACCGTCTGGATTCGCTAGCGTTAACGCCAAAAGATTCCCAGAGGCCAACCTGTTCTGCGAGAGCTAAGGAGCTTTTATCAAACCCCTTCTTCATACGCATTGAACTGTCTGCCAAGTCAATGTATATCTTTTTTGCCTTCTCCCCCGTCATGCCAATTTCAGCATTACGGGCCGATAAGTTCATCAGCGCTTCTGCAACTTTATTAGTTTGTTCTTGGCTAGCCGCCAACGAAGCATTTGCCCTACCCAGACTAACATTCCATTGGTCTAAATCTTTGATTGCGTCTGGAATCGCATTCATCA